GCCTTGCCATTGGGTCTGCGTAGGTGAGACACTAGGAACAATCCTATCCCTGTCTCCTGTACCAACTGTCGTAGCTTAGTCATTATGCTGTCAATAGCCTTACGCTCGTCTCCTGTCTCTTGGTCGGACACTACGATACTAAGATGGTCTAGGATAATCCACTTACAGTCCAGACCCTTAGCCATGTAGCGTACCCTTGACAACAGGTTGTCCTCGCAAGTAGAACCAAAGTGGTCAAACATAAAGATACGACCTGTCCCCATAGTACGTTCCCAGTATCCTCTCTTATCTTCCCTTGAGGCATCTCTGCTTAGGTGTAGGGTCTGGTTAGCTTCAATGCTCATTATCCCTAGCGCAGTCTTGGGTATGTCCTCCTCTAGCGCAAGTATGCCAATGTTGTCATCAGTTGCACCTAGTAAATAGTGTTCCAACTCTCTGACCATCTGTGACTTACCCATGCCAGAACCACTGGTGATTGTGACCAGTTCTTTCTCCCTAAATCCATACGTCATATCATTGAGACAAGACCAAGGATACAGTATAGACTTGACCTCCTCCTGTGCCACGATGTAGTCCCATGTGTCGCTCCCTGCCACAATACCATCGGGCTGATACGTCTTAGCATTCCACCATTCCTTGATGAACCCTTGCACGTTACGTTCCTTGAGCATCTCCCCTGCATCTTTCATAGGCAACACTACGTTCTTTGCCTTGTTAGGGGTGAACAAATCAAGCACTGCTCTTGATGCTTCTTGCCCTGCCTTGTCGTTATCAAAACAGATAACCACGTTCTCAAATGTCTCAAGCCATTCCAAGTTTGCCTTGATGTCCTTGACTGCCCCCGATGCACCAGAGCGTATGGACACTACTGCCCACTTGTTGTCAAACATCTCTGATACTGCTAGGGCATCTGCTTCTCCTTCAACAACAGTCACGTACTTACCGCCACTCTTGAACGCTTGCTGACCAAACAATCCTACATTATCAAACGTACCGCTTGCGTAGAATGATTTGTTGTCAACGATGCGAGACTTAGTCCCTGTCTGTGTACCGCTGTCCTTATCATAGTAGGGATAGTGGTGCTTTACAATTTGTCCCGATGCTCCGTACTCTACTGTGACACCGAACTGCTTGCACGTTGCCTCAGAGATACGCCTGTCGGGGATTGAAGCTACAACACCTGTCATCTCTAATCTCCTAGTTGATTGTGGTTTACTTTCAACGACCTCACCATTAGCCTTCTCGTAATGGTTGCAGTCCACTGTGAAGCAGACTGCGTGACCATCGGAGTACCTAGCAAGGTTGTTCCTAGAGCCACACGCAGGGCATGGCTCATGTCGGACAAAGTGAGAGGACTCACTCATTAAAAGTCACCGCCACCATCGGAGGCTTCGGCTAGTTCTAATACCTTGACCTTAGACAGATACGTTGACGTACCATGTACAGGGTGAGGCTTACCTTCCGCGTACTGAACGCGAACCTTAGAGCCTCTGGTTAGACGACCAGTAAACTCAGCACCATCAGCATCATACATAGGTACTTCGTACTTAGTGCTGAACTTACGCTGTGGTGTACCTTCGTACTCTCTCAGCTTGACACCCTTATTGGCTAAGGTATCAGCATCAGCAGGTTCTAAAGACAGAACCAGAGAATACTTACCAGTTGATTGACCTTGATACATTTCATGTTCGTCAAGGTTAGCGAACGCTACGTTACCTTCTAATGTTGCCATAGTAATTTACCTTCTGTTAATTAATAAAAGATTACCTTAGGATACTTTAGGATATATCTTTAAAGTAATAAACCAAAGTATCTAAGAATATTATAACACATATTTTTAGTTAATGCAACACCTCCTGTTTTAAAATATCGTCAATACTATTTAGTATATCATCATCGTTGTCAAATGTCACCCAGTCATCTTCAAGGGCTTGGTCTGAATGTTTAAGACAGGTGTTACATAAATCCAAGTGCAACCCTGTAGCCCTGTCCTTCCGTTTCAATTCTGCCTCAGTCAATATAACGTCACAGGCTTTACATCTACTCATCATCTATCTCCACATAGCAACGACCAATGTTAATGTTGATAAAGGGTAACAGAATAACCACGCCCTCAAAGGGCATTGTTTCCCATGTATACTCACCTGTTAGCAAGTCAACCTTAGTCACCCACACTGGTCGACTGTCAACAAACTCTAAGTCAATACCTACACCATTCCGTAGTTCAATAGACCACAGCATACCAAACAAACTAATTGTTTTTCTCATCTTTAATCCCCAATCTTTCAAGTTTATATTCTATGAACCGACTTATATCACTCCAAGACCAAGACAAGAACAAGTCAGACAAAACGACTGCCTCATGTTCCCCTAGTTCCCTGTCAACAAAACTATACTTTTCCATATCAGTAGACTTACCATAATCAATATGAAAAGAACCATCTGCATCTAAGTCAGTAGGCAAACAATTATTATTCCAAAGAGTAAACCACTCATTTGCATATTCGGGTAAGTCATCATCATGGGAAATAATAATGCACTCATAATACTGTTCATCATCGTGTAAGGTTATGTTACGGACTAAAAAATATCTCATTTTACACCTCCAAATTGCTGTCTAAGTTTAGCCTCAATACGCTCCACCTCTGCCATTCTAGCCTTTACCTCTGCAATACGCACCTGTGCTTCCTCTGGTGATATTGGTGGGTACAGGTGAGCATCTTCCCAGTTCTCTGGGTCATCTTCTGGCTCAGTTATGTGGTCAGCCTCATAGGGAGCATACGCCCCCTTGCCCTCACAGTAGTCGCTATAATCATAGCTAGGGTCGTCAGTTATTCTACACAGCATAGCATTCTGCTCCTGTCTGGGTCTCCATTAATCCGTAGTTGTGACCATATCCCAGATAATAGTCATCGGATTGATTGTCAAGCGCAGGGAATCCATGCACACAATCAAACTCACCGCGCTCGTAATCGTTTAAATCATCAAAACCATAGTATAAATCAAGCATTACTTTTCTCCTCTAATCTCGCGTGTTGTTCCAGTAAGAAGTTTACTACCTCTACAACTTCCATGCAAGCTCGTCTATCCTCACAGTCACCCTGTTGGGTTCTATGGTAATCGGCAAACGTCTGATAGTCATCACGAACACGCTCCATTACATCTACAATAGTCATCGTTTATACTCCCAGATAGTTGGTTAATAATATGTATCCTAACATAAGGACACCACCAAGTAATGCACCTTGTATAAAATCTTTTACAATGTTATTCATCGTTTATTTCCCCAATGTAGTCTACTGAAAAATCTCTATCAGTCATTTTCGCGTCATACTCATAATCAAGCATACCATTATCCTCTAACATTTTATAAACGATACGCTCTGCTTCCTCTCTACTCTCAGCGCGTACTCTTACATTAGAAAACTCAGTATAACTAAAACCTACCGCATAATTTTTACTCATTTGTATTTCCTCCATTACCAGTACTTAATTAAATTATCCTATAACCCGAAACTTGAAAACCTTAAATAATCACTCAGCTTCATAGGTATAAGTGTCCACTCTATAAAATCAGCATCAGTATATCTATGCTCATAAACGTAGTCAATAATTTTACCATCTTCTATGACTGCTAAATTAGCCGTATACTTATCGCCATTATCATCAGCACCCCAAATTTCTATGTGATACTCATCAGCGACCGCTTGTTTATCCTTGTATTTTATCAAGGGTACTGGTATTTCTTGAGTCTTTTCAGCCTCAAGCCACGCATGATGGCTTAATTGTGGTCTAGTCATTGTCTCGCCTCTCTTTACCAGTTATGAATTACCCCTGCCATAATAAAAAAACAGGTTATAAAATTAACTCCGATTATAACAGTCCTTACTACTGCAATATAATCAGCCTCGCGGTTACTCGCACCAGACTTCTCGCCTAGTGCTTTCGCCCATATACGCCATATCCTACGCATCATTACACCTCTAATTGAAACATTAACACTATGAACCAATACCATGCACTAGCGAAAATAACACCGCCCAATGCCATTATTGAGTAACCCATAACATTGACTAAAACACTGTCAATCTTATCGCGCATCTTGGCGCGTCTTACTTTTCTCTTTTTTGCACTATTCATTTTAACACCTCTAACAGTTGATTTAAGACATTTTACACTTACCCAGTAGGGTAGCACTAATAAACATTAAATAACGCCCTAGAATGCAATCTAAGGCGTTATGTGGTATTTACTGACTATATTACCTCAACAGCCTGTATAATATCCTTATACTGCTTTGCCATCTTGCGACCATGTGCAACATACGCAATGACCGCTGTGTCCTTATCCCAACAGGCTCGACATTTACCGCATTTGCCCTCGCGCTCGTAAGCCTCGCAGACTGTCATCTTGGGCTGTTTGTGCGCGATAGTCTGTATAATGGTGCTAGTAGTCGCGCCCTGTATCGTCTCGCCCTGTACGCTGTCACTAGATAATCGGACAACAACATTTGGCAAAAGTTCCATCTCAGTAATAACAGCCTTAAACTTGTCGAACTTGTGCATTCTAGTTGGTAGCCAATGACGTACCCAAGGCGTACGCTTCATAACTTCGAGCATCTTACGCGCTAGGCGTATATCGTACATATCACCACTATCAAACCATCTAAAATATCTGTCGTTATCAAGTTCTGAAACCATAGCCTCAACCCAATCGTCATGCTTCCAATCGTCTCTGTTATGCAGTCGCGGTGCTTTAACATTGCTAAAATTGTAATTGCCATCAGTAGCATAACAGCCCTTGCAAGCATCGACCAATTGCCCATCAGCACCAAGTGAAGCAGGGCAAGTGTCTATAGCCTGTAAAGACCAACTGCGACAGGGCATTTTGCTCGCCCTTGAGAATTTAGGTTGTGCGTTCATATTGTCACCATTTAGGTTATGATTGAATTATAAATAGGTACTCTACAAAATACCCATACATAATGCAACCAGTAATGGGCAGTCCATTGCCCAAGTTGAGGGGTTATTTTTTACCAATCTTGTATACTTCGGTAATTTTACGCTTACAACATTTTTCCAATGCTGTCCAATCTTCGCAAACACCATCACGGATTGCAATAACATGACCGCAGATATATACAAAATATCTGCCTTTCCAAGTATGGCATTGTTTAAGCATTTGGTTGACTGTCTTACCTTCCCAGTCGTCTTGTTTTTGTTCGTCTCTTTGCATACCTCTGCCGAATTCGGCTAACGCGTTCCACGCTTGCCTAATCATTGTACCTCTGCGGTGCTGTCTCCCTGCGCGTTTAAATGTATGGTATGCCTTGCCGAATGGTAAGTCACAAGCCACCGCCAGTGCAATCACTGTGCAGAAATTAGTATCATTGTAATACCTGCGCCCCTGCTTTGCCAGTTCATCATATGACAACTTGTAGTGTTTCATTTTGAATACTCCATAAATTAATTACTCACCAATGACAACCTATTGATTGCCATTGGTGAATAATCAAAAACAATTTGCAAATGTTACCGCTAGTCGCTTCACGTTTAAACCAGTACCATAAATGGCGATTGCCTACACAATGCATTAAACCCTCACCGCTTCGCTATCAGCTAGATGCTAATTGCTAAGATTATTCGCTCAGCTAGTATGGTTTGCATTGTTAGTAAGCCTAGGCATACGCCAACAAATTCAGTCTAATTAGACTCCGCTATTCTGAGGTCATTGGGTGGGTACATCTTGCCCTTAATCAACTAGCACGCCTAGGCATGCCGATGGGGTAAGTATTTCTCCCGATGTACCCTTGCTCCCTTTGATGGTTCCCATAGTACGACCTTGTTTTTGGGTTGTCAACAACTTTGTATATAATTTTTTGGAATAAGCATATAAGCGTTTGTTATAACTTATGGTGGCTATAGGTATCCTACGGCATACACACACGCGCCCATGGGTGTACGCAGGTACGCCCACGCGTGTACGCAGGTATGCGCGAGGGTGTGTACGCGTGTACGCGCAGGTGTGCGCAGGTGTGCCCGCAGGTGTGCCCGCAGGTGTGCGCGGGTGTACGCGTGTGACACGCCCGCGTGTGTACGTGTGTGCGCGCAGGTGTACGCGCGTTACGCGCAGGTACGCGCGCGGGGGCGGGGGGGTGCGCGCTGCCTCACCTTGTGT